TACCAGGTAGACGCAGAGTGGGTTCAGGCTCACTTTCCTGAGTGGGGCAAGTACACCAAAGGCTTCGTTAAGTTCCAAGAAGTCTGGACTGCATCGCAAGTAGCGTATGTTGCCAACAACGAATGGGTAATGCAGCCACGCCGTCACGGATACGGCAGACTTCCGTGGATTATGTACTGGCCTCAGATGGGGCTGGATACAGGATCGTCAGAACCAGAGAAGCTCTACATGGGATTGCTCAACGGTTCTACCGAAATGATCCGAGCGCAGAGCCAGCTTGCATCTCACTACATCGACATTGTCGGTAAATCTGCATGGCCTACTCTTGAATTTACAGGTCCTCCCGGTATTACCGAAGAAGTTCAGGCAGCATGGGATGACACGCCCGGCTCAAAGAACATCAAGCCCCCACAGGTGCAAGTCGGAGTCGGTCAGACTCCTCGACCTCCTTCAGAGATCGGCATTGCAAAACAGTTCCTCGACGAAGCTATCGAGGCAAACACTGTCCCTGCCGTAGCACGAGGTCAGCGTCCTGCAGGTGCAGCATCTGGATACCACACCGCCGTTCTTGCAGGTATTGCCTCGCTAAACTTTGGCGCAGTCAAAGAAGCGATGGAACGTGGACTGCAAGACAAGGGCGAAATTATTCTTCGCATTGTTGAACTTGTTATCGACGATAAAGTTACTGTGTTCGGTAAGACCGAAGCAGGTGTGCTTGATGCAGCAATCAAGCCGTCAGATATCAAGGGTCACTATGTAAACATTGTTCGGATCAACTCTGTCAGCCCAGAAGAACAAGAGCGCAGGTTGAACCTGTGGGCTAACCTCTGGCGAGCAGGATATGTTGATCTCGATACCGCACTACGCAAGGGAGGAGTTAGCAACCCTCTCGAAGTGCGCGCTAAAATACTTGAGGAACAGTTCTTGAATTCGCCTGGAATCCAAGAGCAGTTGCAGGCAGCTGCAGCAAGTCGCATACCTACGATTCAAAACATTATCGAAGCAGCAGGGCAAAGTTCTTCTCCGCAAATTCCCACTCCTGAACAGACTGCTTTGAATATTTTGAATACGCAGGGTGCGATGCAGCTGCCGAACGCAGGTAACTTCCAGCCCGGCAACCAGATGGGGACTCGTCCTCAGGCTCCCGGTACAGGAATACCTACAACAACAAGACCGGTAATGCCCGGTTCAATAGATGAGATGCGTCAAACTGCAGCAGCAATAGCAGGCCCTCGATCAGGAAATGTTCGAGTGCCGACTGCTGACATCTCACCTGGGGCGAGGGGATAGCTATGGCTAAAAGCACTCACCCGTTGGAAATGGCGTTTAGTAAGTTCGACGATACGGCAGAGCGATATCTGCGTCAGGTCGAGAACTCGTTCAAGTCGATAGACAAGATTCCAGACGTCAAACAGCCAAAGAAACGAAAGCCAAAGCCGAACATCTACACTCAGATGCAAACCCCGTTTAGGAGCCTGTAATGGCATTTACAGTAAGAATCCCTCAAAGTTACGCAACAAGAATAATTAACGCTATACGAAATTCTAGTAATATTCCTCGTATACAAGATGCAAAAATAAGAGAACTAAATGTTCAACCTGACGGCTCTTTCCTAGTTCGGAGTGAATCTGCAGAAACCCCATACGAGGCTTATGTAGATATATTCAACCAAAATCTAGGGATTCCTTTTGCTGCAATACGCGGGTTTGAAACACTTGCAGACACAGCTGCCGACGCTAATCAGTATCGAACAGGTGTCGCTACTGCACCAGAAAAAAAAGCGGCTATTGATGCGTCAGGACTATATGGGGATTCACGAGCAATTGCCCCTGAAGATATAGCAACGCCTTTTACTGGGGCGGGGGATGTTCAAGATCTAACATTTGATGAGCGAAGGGCTATTGGAGAAATGCCATTTGGCCCTTATCAAATTACTCCAGCACGAACAATACTTCCATACGTTCCCGAAGGTCAAGGCGAAGGCACAAGTATTGCTGGGGGGTTATTTAGAGACTCAAAAGACCCAGAAGGACCAGAAGGGGCAGAAGGGCCAGGAACTGGTGATGAAAAAAAGCCATCTATTCCAGCCAACCTCCCTGAGTTTTGGCGAGAAAGGTATGACGAATACTTACTGCTTTCTCCAGAGTTGCAAAGACTTATTATTGAGAATCAAATAAAAGACTATATTGAGTTAGAGCCTTATCGAACCATTGCAACAGAAGAGGGTGGTGGAGTTTCAGGTGCAGCAGGTGCTGATGTAGGGCTTGAAGAGTTGCAGGGGATTCTTGGGCAGACGCCGGGCGCAACAGTAAAACCTGATGGCTCAATTAGTTTTGTTCCTGGAACAATTGACCCAAGCACAATAGACGTTACACGTAGAATTCCTGACCCACTTCAACTTCAAGGTTATGCGAATACAGGGTTGCAGGATATTCTCAATATCTTTTACGCAAACCCTGATCGGTACATTAGCGAAATCCCTCTGTTTGAGGATGTTTACGATCCTGTCACAGGGCAGGTTACTGGGCAAAGGCAAGTTGGAACGCAGCAAGTCCTGTCGCCAGTAGCTCAAGCTGCTCTGCAAGCGTTTAGCACACAGCGTGGAGCAGAGTCTGCAGATATTGCATCTCGATATGGGACTGCTAGTCCGTTCGGTGTAATTGCCGGAGCAGGTGGAGAAACAGCAGCAGAAAAAGCAATAGAACTTGCAAACTTGCAAGCAAAGGCAGGAATTACAAACCCGTTTGCTGCGTTAGGCATAGGATCTGCTATTGGAGATATCAGCACAATCTTACGAGGCGGGATAACTGCTGAACAACAGCAACAGCAGCAACTTCTTTCTGCTTTGTCTCCATTGCTTCAAGCATCTCCAGGTACGCTAGGCGGATTGTCTAGGGTGCTAGGCGGTGAAGAGCAGCTGAGAAACTTATTTAGTCCGTTTACATCTCCTGCTGTTCAACCTGTCACAGATCAAGGCGCACCAATTCAAGTTTCTCAACAGCCTTTTGCTCCAATTCAGAGAACAGGCGAGTACATAGCTCCACAGCCTTTGCCTTATTTTCCACCCAAAACTAAGGGTCAGAGTCAGAAAGCACGCGAGAACATAGGTCCACAGCCTATGCCTTATTTTCCAGGCGAGAACATAGGTCCACAGCTGGATGCTGTTGTGAACTTCTCATCGCAGCAAGCCCCTAGACCACCTGTAATAGCAGCCCCTCAACCAGGATTTGAATTTGCAACGCAAGCCCCTAGACCACCTGTAATAGCAGCCCCTCAACCAGGATTTGAATTTGCAACGCAAGCCCCTAGACAAACTATAGGTGGCTATCAGAGAGCAGACTTGTTTGATCGTGGTGGAATAGAGGCTGAAGCTGGAATGTCTGGCGAAGAACTTGGCAGATACTTAGGTCAAGTCACTCCTTTTGGAGGAGGAAGCACTAGAGGTTCACTTGGAGCGCAGTTAGCTTAATGGTCACTCCTTTTCGCAGTAACCCATTTGAACAGCAGACTCAGCAGTTCCTCGCTCAGTTGCGTTCTCAAGAAGAACAGCAACGACGAGATCGAGAAGCTCTTGCAGCGCGCCGTCGTGATATTGCAATACGAAATGCAAGGATACGCGAAGCACAACTAAAAGCAGCTGAAGAGGCTCAACAACAAGAACTTCTTGAAAAGTATCTAGCCCCGGAAATAGAAGAACCACTTGTACAACAAGAAACACCTATCTACGATCAGCCAACTCCGCCTGAGCCAGCAGTTATAAAAGGCGTTGATGTTAGTGGGGAGGAGCCTTTTCAGTTTACTGGTGGATTTGCGCCCGGCCTTCGATCCAATATTGCTAATGCTGGAATAACAGCTTTAGGTGCAATAGAGCCTGCGTTGAATACTGCTATAGGTCTTGGGTCAAGAATCCTTCCTGGAGATCAAGAATTTGATAAACAATTCAGGGAGGTTATGGAAGAACGCGAGGAACAAGGCAAGCCTGCAGGTGTAAGGCAATTTTTTGCATCTAGTGCGGAAGCAGCAAGGCGCGCTCAGCCTGCTACTCAAGGGGCAAAAAACTTTAGTTCGTGGCTCTTGCCGTGGCTAGACCTAGCCCCAGGAAATGTTGGCATCCCACAAGAAACTTTAGATCGTTTCCAAGAATTACGAGAGCAATATTACGAAGAAGAAACAGGCAAAAAGTTTGACGATGCTGGATTCTTTACTAACTTTACTGCTGATATTCGCGCATCTCGTAGAGCTTACGACGAAATAGATTTACCTAATTACTACAAAGGAACAATAGAGGTTGCTCTTGACCCTATTAACCTTGCCCCCGGCGCAGGTTGGATAAACGACGCTAAGTTTATAAAAGGAGCTGCTCTTACAGCAGGTCGTGCTGCTGTTCTTTCTCCACAAGCTGTAAGTGCAATTCCTAAACTTCCTTCAAGACTAAAAGAAACTTGGAACGCATCTTCTGAGATTCCTGCAAAAACTCTTGACGAGTTACAAGCAAAGCAGAATGTTGGTCAAGTAATTATTGATGAGTCAAATAATCAAGTTTATGCGGATGAATTTCTAAACCAGCAACGTGAATACGCAGGCAAAAAACGCACTCTTCAAAAAGAAATCGAGTCTTTAGAAAAAGCGAATAAACCTGTTCGGCAGCAAATAGACGAAACAACCTCTTCTATTGAAAAGATAGACGAACAAATTCGCTTGCTAAGAAATGAAGCAAGAAGAAAAACGACATCTGCAGATAGACAGGCATCTATAAACAGCACTCTTCTTCCTAGCTTAAAAAGAGAAAAGCAAAATATTAAACGCTTTAGAAAAGAGTCACTTTCACAACTTGCTTCAAATAACCAGCAAATAGATGAGCTTAATAAATCTATAGATCAACTTCCGACAAATATAAATACTGCCAAGCGGGTAAAAGATCTTGCTGAAGCTCAAGCAGGGGAACGTACTACCCCACAGGTCTACGGTCATGGCGATTACGTTGACTCAGTTATTACCGGGAAGCAAGCTGAAGAAAATGTAGCTCAGGGTGCTAGGTACTTTAATGATGTAGACGAAACTACAGAAGCAACAAGGCGCGCACAGACTTCTAATTCTCTAAACGAAGATGCAGAGAGCGTTCTAAGGGAGTCGCAGGATAGCACTTTTCAAAACATACTTCGAGGTAGTTTTAATAAACTTCCTGAAAGTGTTCAAATGCCGTTGCAAGGTGTTGTGCAGGCTATAACCCCTAAACTTCTTGCAAACTTAGAAAAAGTCAATCTAACTACGGAACGCATTAAGTTTGCAATAACAAACGCCAGATTGCAGTCAACAGCAGCAACAGTTGTAAATCGTATCCGAGCAAAAACAGGTTCCTCATCTCAAGTATTTGGGGATGCATTGGAATCTGGGTCAATAATAAATGTTGGTGTCTTAGATGCTGATAATGCTGCATCTCTTACTCAAAAAATTCGTACTAGGTTAGGTTCTCGCTACTCTGAAACAACAGATCTTTCTCCTAGCCAAATCCGAGAAGCGTTGAATGATGTTGAAGCTGGAAAGTTCCACGAGTCAGATCTTCTAAACGCTGTTGTAGAAGTCAGGCAATACATCAATGCTAAAGGTGTAACAGAACTTGTTTATGACTTAGCTGACGAATTTAAAGTTGGAAATAATATTTTCTGGCAAGACGGCAAACTTACCAGGCAGTCCCACTATTTTGTTCAGCGCGCAAAAGCCTACGGCGAGTTTGCTAAGTTGCTTGAAGAAGCAGGTATTCCTATTCGAGTAGCATTGAATGGCACAACAATTGCCTTGAGTGGTGCTGCTCGTGTTCGATACCTGCTGTCAGATGGAGCCTTTGCTTCTCGATATGTCTGGGCTAGAAAATCCGGTACTGGTAGGGTGGCAGATGGGGGCTTTGAAAAGTATTACAACAAGGCTCGAACTCTAATTGACCCTGATGAATTGCTTGCTCGTGTGCAAGATGGAAGCGTTTCTTACGTCAGCCCTGAAGATACTCTTGCGATATATTCAAGTGCTGTTTACAAACAGATTGCCGATACTGCTTTAGAAGAGCGGTTAATAAAGATTTTCCGAGAAAACCCTGAATTAGCTAAGAAATACAACGTTGTTGTAAAAGCAGACATAGAGCCATCTCTAAAAGGTGGAGAGTCTTTTGTACAGATTGGTGGAGCTGGAAAAGAGTCTGGCTACCGCACCTTAAAAGATGTCAAGTATAAGTTAGAAAAATCAGGCGAAGTTGTTTCTGACTCTCGCACTTCTCGTGAACGTTTATTTGACGGCTTGCTCTTTAATACACCAGAACAAGCTGCTAAGTTTGCTCAAGACTTTGATGTTCTTCTTGAGTCAGCAGAATTTAATCCTTTTATCCAGCGGTTTAAGCATTGGCTTACAACTAGCAAGGTATCTCGTACTGCAGCAGATTTCACTCGAATCTTACGACTTGGTGGAACTGGTATAGACATTGGGCTTCTCGCTATCTACGGCCCTGTCATTATGGGTAAAGGTACTAGCGATATTCTAAAAGGCTTGGCTAAAAACGACGCCACTCTTTTACGGCAAGGTCAAAATGTTTACAAAGGGCTTGCTAACGCAACTGTAGATAGTTTTATTTCACTTGCTCGTCCAGACCAAGTGTTAGCTAGAACTTATCGCCCAGAACGCCAAGAACTTCTTCGTAAAGCTAACGTAGCAAACTTGCATCTAAGTCGAGTTCAAGTTGAAGCGTACGAAGCCTTGAACTCAAATGGGCCGTTTTCAAATTGGCTTACTAAGCCAACCCCTAATGTAAATTGGCCTTCAAGAGGCAAAACCGCCCTGGCTTCAACTTTGAATAGATTCCAAGGTTCTTGGTCAACATTTATAGATGAAGTAAAACTGTCAACGTTTGATGCTTTGACAGGGCATCTAAAAATGGAAGTAGCCGAAGAGGCTGAGCAGATCCGCCGGATAGCAGATTTTATAAACAAAGGGACGGGAACTTTAAGTTCCGAAGCAGTAGGTCTTACTAATTTCCAACGTCATATTGAATCGACATTTATGTTTTTCTCGCCAAGAATGACACGCTCTATGATTGCGTTGCTAAGTGACGGAATAACTAGGGGCGGAGTAGAAGGACGATTAGCAAGAGAAAGCGTCATTACTGCTCATGTTTCATTACAGGCTTTCACCTGGGGCATAGGTCAAGTTCTAGGTCAGGATGTAAACCTAGACCCAACAAAGCCTCACTACATGCAAATAAAAATTGGTGACGACTGGGTTGGACCAGGTGGGCAAATGGTTTCTCTTTTCAGAGCAGGAACCAGACTTATAGCAGGAGCAGGTGATGAAGCATCTGTGTATCAGGACTTCAATGAAGATGGTGGGTACAAAGATAACGAGTGGTTCAAACTCATAAGAGGTCGTGCTTTGTCCGCCCCTGCTGGTTCAGCAATAGCAGATTTTATACTTGAAGAAGATTTTTACGGCGTTCCGTATGACGGTTTTAAAGATATAGCTATGGCTCAAGCTAAAAAGGCCTTGCCTTTTTGGTTACAAGATGCCGTTTCAGCAGACCCTTACAGAGCCGGGGTAAAAGCAACAGCAGCA